TGCAATCAAGTCGGCCGCCACTTCGTGAGGCTTGCATGATCGAGCACCTTTACCAGCTGGCCGTGCACGCTTACTACGCTGGCGAGCTCGACGCTGGTCGGCGAGCGTGCGAGACGCTGCTGGCGATGCAGTTGACGCCCGAAAAGGAGCGGCTCGTGCGACGCAATCGCAGCTGGTACACGCAGACGCTCGACGAGCTCGTCGGGTGCCGCTTTCACCGCTTCGACGTTGAGCCGGCCCAAGAAGGTTGGTCGACATTCAATCCAACCATCATCTCGCACGACGAAGGCTACCTGGCAATCGTGCGGTCGAGTAACTACACGATCGTGGACGGACGGTACGTGATCCCGCCGGCCGACGGCGAGACGATCCGCACGGTGAACATGCTGGTGCGACTCGACAAGTCTCTCGCAGTGCAGGGCGAGGTGGCTGGCATGCCCGACCCGCTCTACCCGAAATCAAACTATCCGGTGGTCGGCTTGGAGGACTGCAGGCTCAATTCGATCGACGGCGAAATGCGGGTGAGCGCCACCGTTCGCAACTGGGCGGGCCGCGACGGCACGTGCAGGATTGCCACGGCCACGCTTCTGCCGCACATGGCGAGCATCATCGACGCGGCGATGCTCGACGAGCCGTGCCCGGGGCGTCACGAAAAGAACTGGATGCCGATTGTCGGCGCAGATAGCTGGCTCTATTCGTGCTGGGAAGATGGCCGCACGGCATTCGTTTCACGCAACGGAAGCGAGTGGAAGATCGACCGCCGAGGGCAGTCGCCGGCGATTGCACGCGGCTGGCGTGGAGGCTCGCAAGTTATCGACGCCGGTGACGGCAGATGGCTGTGCTTGGTGCACGAGGTGGCCGATGACGAAGGCCGCCGCATCTATGAGCACCGGTTCGTGCTGTTTGGGGATAGCTGCGACATCATCGGTTGGTCCCCGGCTTTCGCGTTTCGCGAAAAGCGAACGATTGAATTCGCGGCCGGGCTCGCCAGGCGTGGCGACCAGTTGGTGGCGACGTTCGGCGTGCGCGACGCTGAGGCGTGGATGGCCGAGATGAGTGTGTCCCAGGTTCTGGCATTGATTGGAGGAAACGATGGGTGACGAGCTTGAGGACCAGGTTGGCGACCGACTGCGGATTCACTGGATGCCAGGAGACTGGTTTCCGTGTTCGCCGGAGGCCGTTGGCCACTATGCCGCCAAGGCACGTGTGTGCCGCGAGTACAAGCCGTCGAGCGTGATTGAGATCGGAACGCGGTGCGGCTACTCGCTCGCGTCTTTTCATGTCGTGGCGCCTGACGCGAAGTTTCTTTGCGTGGACGGTGCCCTCGACGCCGACAGTCCTGCGTGCCTGCAGCACTGGCAGAGCGTTGTCGACTCGCTTGGCATCGACGCACAGCTGATCGTCGCCAACAGTCATGACCTGCAGCAGCTGCCCCCGGCCGACTTCGCCCACGTGGACGGCGACCACTCCTATGCAGGAGCTCTGGCTGATCTGCGGCTGGTGGCTCACGTACCGGTGATCCTGGCCGATGACTGCGACAACCCGGAGGTCGAGCGGGCCGTCGAGGAGTTTGGCGAAGAGAGCGGACGCGAGCCGGTCTATTTCCATGACGGGCTGCGGAAGGTCGCCGTGCTTGTGGAGGCTTGATGGTCATCGGCATCTACGCTCTCGCGAAGAATGAGGCAGGGAACGTCGCGGCGTGGGAGGCGTCGTGCCGCGACGCCGACGTGCGGATCGTCACCGACACCGGCTCGACCGACGACACCGTGCAGCTGCTCGAGGCGGCCGGCGTGACGGTGGCCCGCGGAAACGTGGTGCCGTGGCGGTGGGACGATGCCCACAACCTGTCGCTACACCACCTGCCGGCCCACGTCGACGTCGCGATCCGGCTTGATCTTGATGAGGTCCTCGACCCGGGCTGGCGTGATGCGTTGGAGGCGGCCTGGAAGCCGGAAACGACCAAGCTCCGGTATTGGTACCAGTGGAGCGAAGCCCTGCGGTTCAAGAGCGACCGCATTCACCTGCGGGCTGGCTACCGGTGGACTGGGGCCACGCACGAGGGGCTGGTGCGATGGAACGACTATGAGGTGCAGACGCACTGCGAGCAGACGCTCATCCGTCACCACCGTCAGCCGGGCAAGCAGCACAAGACAGACCTCACCCTCTTGCGGCAAGCCGTCCGCGAGGCCCCGCACGATGCCCGGATGCACTGGTATCTCGCCCGCGAACTCGACTACCACGACCAGCCCGGGATCGTGGAGGCGTTTGAGCACTACCTCACGCTCCCCGGCGGGACGGCTTGCGAGCGGGCCTATGCGTACCGCGTGCTCGCCCGCCGGCAGCCGGAGAAAGCCGGCAACTGGCTGTTGAGGACCATTGAGGAGTCGCCCCACGAGCCGGAGGGCTATCTGGCCCTCGGCGAGGCGTGCTGGGATGCCGGCGACGCCGTTGGAGCCCTGCACTGGTCTAGGCGAGCGGCAATGGCACCAGCCGATCGGCAGAGCCACACAAGCGACCCGGTGGCCTACGGCCACCGTGCCCCGGAGATTGCCGCCACGGCGGCCTACAGCCTCGGACTCAAGCAGGAGGCCCTGGAGCACGCCCGCGAGGCGTTCCGCCGGCACTCGTCACAGGAGACGGCGGCAGCGGTCGGCCGCTTGGAGCTCGAGCTCACGACGAACATCCCCGGCCCCCAGGAGCGATAGATGCCAACCCTCAGTCCTCACATCTCGCGTAACGTCGCCACGCGGCTCGCCGCCGCCCTCTCGGCATTCACGTGGGGCAGCGTGCCCGGCGGCACGATCAGCGCCGTCATGCAACGCAAGCCCGACTACGGCCTCGAGGATCTCGGCATGCTGCGTGTGTCGGTCGTGCCCGGGCCGTACACGATGAAAACCGAAACCCGTGGCATGGAGGTGGCCGACGTCTCGACCGGCATCGTCGTCGCACAGCACGTCGGGAGCGAGTCAGAAATCGTCGCCCTAGAGGATCTCTGCCAGGAGATCGTGGACGCGATCCGGTCTAACTTCATCCAGCCGTCTGGGCTGCCAGAGAACACAGACTGGACCGAGGTCGGCAACCCCCTGCCCTACGATCCGGAACTGCTTGAGGCCCGCAACGTCTTCATGTCGCAGGTCAGCGTGCAGTGGGACGTGCCGGTCGACAAGTGGGTGCCGGTAGCACCCACGGGACCGACGGGGGCAACCGGCGCATGAGCATCCTCCTCCCTGCCGGCCGCAATCCGCTCGGCTCCGGGCTCTCCGGCCCGACGATCCCGATGCGGATCAACTTCGACTTCTTTTTTGATCGTGCGAGCGTGCAGAAGGCGCTCGACAAAGCGATCTACCGCGGGCTGTATTCGGCCGGATCGGTCGTGATGCAGATCAGTCGCCGCAGTATCAAGAAGATGGGCCTGGCAAAGCCGCAGCTGAAGGTCATGCGGGCAAACCCTGATGCAAGCCTGCGTGAGTTGCTGGCACGCCGCGACATCAACGATCGCACGAAACGGAAAATCCGCGAGCGGATCTTTGAAATCAAGTTTCGTCCGCCGAGCCAAGCCGGCACGCCTCCGCACACGCACTTTGGCACACTGCGGCGGTCGATCACCTACCAATACGACCCGTCGACTGAATCGGTCGTGGTCGGCGCGTTCATGGACGGTGCCCCCTATATCGCCAGCCTGCACGAGCATGGCGGGACGCAGCGCATGGCAGCGTGGGCGTGGATCCCGAAGTATGACCGCGGCTACAAGGGAATTCTGGCATGGTATCGCGTCGGCAAGGGGCCGCGGAACACGCGAAACTGGGAGTTGACGTCCAGCTTCCGCCAGACTTTCGTCTACCCACAACGTGCGTTCATGTTCCCTGCAATGCTCGAGGGCATTCGCCGCGGACGCATCGCGAGGGAGTTCGAGGGGCGGTTCCGCGTCGGGTAGGTGGCCATCTGTTCATGTATACTGGCGATAGGTGCCTTCTCTACGCGAGGACCACATGCCAACGACCATTTATCTCGGAAAAGACACGACAATCACTGGCCTGACGGGTGTCCAGGACGTCTCGATGACCATCGAGGCCGAGAAGGTCGACGCCACGACAGAGGGCTCTTCTGGGGTCTACAAGCGTACCGTCGCCGGCCTGCAGGCTCGCACGCTCGAGGCCACAGTTCTGGGTGACTCGTCTCAGACTTACGGCAAGCTCGTGGCCGTCACCGTCACGCCCAGCGGCGGCACTGCTTTCGCAATCACCGGTGTTGTCACCAGCGCAAAGCGGACGCAGCCGATCGGTGGCGCGGAAGCCGTCTCGATCACGATCAAGCCGGGCATCGCTCTCGACGCCGGCGACCAGGTCACCGTCTAACCACCACGCGAGGGTCACATGGCCAAATATAGGCTCGGAAAGAATGCGCTCGTCACGGCACCTGGTGTCGCGCTTGATAATGTGGTCGACGTTGACCTGAACGCCAGCGGCGACGAGGTCGATATCACCGTGTTTGGCGACACTGAGAAGCAGATCGGATGCGGCCTGCTTGATGTGACTGTCGAGGTGACGGCCACGCAGCACTCCGCCACCGTCGGAGCCACCGGCCCGATCACTGTCGGCGGCATGACTGCCGTTGGCTGCGTTGTGCTGGACGTCAAGGACAAGGTGACCCCGAAGGGGCGCCACGAGTACACGATCACCTACGCACCGGCAGCGGACGCATCCTGATCTCCGAGGTGACCTGTGGCCAAGGTCCGCCTCGCCAGGAAGACACCGATCTACGCTGACGGCGTCGTGCTGAACGGCACGCGTGACTTCGACATCGACCTTGATCTCGATACGGTTGACGTCACGCCGTGGGATTCGTCTGTCCGCGGCGAGCTCACGCTCACCGAGGCCAACACGGTCACGTTGCAGATTTACCACGCGGAAGACGTGCGCCGACTGATGGCTAAGTGGAACCGGTTTCCGCCGCAGCCGGTGCGAATTTCGATTGACGGTTCGGCCGCGAATTTCCTTGTGCACAAGCTCAAGGTGGCTGGGCAGTTTAGCGGCGTGCTCGCCTACGAAGTGATCCTCAAACTCTGGCCTTACAGCTGATGGCAAAGTTCAAGACACTTGACGGCAGGGAGTGGCTGGTCGAGGTGAATTACCTCACGGTCAAGCGCGTCCGCGACCTGTGCGGCGTCAACGTCCTCGACATCTGCAACCTCGACAAGGAAACGCTCTCGGGCTGGGTCGCGGACGACCTCAAGGTGCTCGAGGTGATCTGTGCCGTTGTGCGGCCGCAGCTGGCCACGCTCGACATGGCCGACGATGAATTCTTCTCGGCGTGCGACGGGGGCGTGCTCAAGGAAGCCGTCGAGCGGCTTGTCGATCAGGTATCCGATTTTTTCCAAGAGCCCCGAAAGGGGCTGGTGAAGAAGGTGATCCAGAAGCTCCGGGAGACGGAGAGGAAGATGGAGACGGCAGCGGCGACGGCGATCGACAAGGCGCTGGCGTCGTGCGAGTTCGAGCAGGCCCTGCAGATGCATGGGAGCTCGGGTTCCATCTCGCCGGCATCGTCGGAGTCGAGCCCTGGAGTTTCACCCTCCGGGAGCTCGTCTGGCTTGCAGATGGCCGGCAGCACGAAAACTGGACGCACACGGCGACGCTGATGAGCCTCTGGGCTCAGATCCACCACAACGAAGAGAGCGGCGAGCCGGCCCCGACCATGTACCACTACCATCCGTTCTATCGCGTCGCGAAGCCCAAGCCGCTCGAGGCCACGCCCGACCTGCTCATGGCATTCGGATTTCGGCCTCTAAAGCCGGAGGTGCCGGATGGCGGCTAGCGCAGGGGAAATTCGTGCCGGCGGCACATACATTGAAATCTTTGCCCGCGACGGGCAGTTTCAGCAGGCAATGAGCCGCATCCGCGCCCGCTTGATGACTCTGGGCACGCAGATGCGTCAGGCCGGCACTGGCATGATGATTGGCGGCACCGCTCTCGGTGCTCCGTTCATCATGGCGGCCAGGACGGCGGCCGCGTTCAGCTTGGAGATGGCGAGGGTGCGGGCGAACACGGGGGCGACCGATCAGCAGTTCGCCCAGCTGAATGCGTCGGCCAAGAGCTTCGCCGTTCAGTTCGGCCGGGCGCCGGAAGAGGTGGCCGGTGCGATGAGCGAGCTCGCAAAGGCGGGCCTCGACGCCGAAGGCGTGATGAAGTCGATCAGTCCGATCCTCGCTGTGGCGGCGGCAGACAACATGGAACTGGCGCGTGCCGTCGAAGTGGCCGTCAGCACGATGGCCCAGTTCGGCATGACGACCAACGATTTCGGGGCGATCGCCGACAAGCTCCAAGCGACCGCCAACGCATCGACCACGAGCGTCGACTCGATCGGTGAGGCGCTTTCCTACGTTGGCCCGAAAGCACAGGAGGCTGGTCAATCGTTCGACGACGTGGCTGCAGCTATTGCCACCCTCGCGGACGCAGGACTCCGCGGCTCGCTCGGCGGCACTGGCCTCGCGCGCGTGATTGAGTCGATCGCCAATGAAGAAGACAAGCTGGCTGGGCTCGGAGTCAGCACTCGCGATGCCGCAGGTGGCATGCGTCCGTTCATGGATGTGCTTGAGGACCTCGGCAAGAAGACTGCCGGTATGAGCAACGTCGACAGGATCAAGCTGTTCACTGACATCTTTGAGATTCGCGGTGCAAATGCCGCAATGTCGTTGTCAAACATGCGAGATAAGTTCAATGACGTGCTGGGCACCATCCAGAACTCCGGCGGCACGGCGCTCGGCAAGGCAACCGCGGTAATGGGATCGTTCGGAGGTGCCGTCGCCCAGCTTGGCGCACAGTTCGGCGTGCTCAAGGTGCAGCTGATCGAATCGATGGGGCCGATCGCCACGCAGGCCGTGCAGGGGTTCACAAAGCTGCTCGCCGTGGTCGGCGACTTCATCTCGCGGAACGGCACGCTCGTGACGATCGTGGCCGGCGGCACCGCGGCCCTGTTCAGCTTGGGGGTGGCATCCATTGTCGCCGGGATCGCCCTCCAGGGACTCGCGACCGGCCTCCGCGTTATTCAAGCCGTCCTGCCCCTAATCCCCGCCCTGTTCTCTCCGATCGGCCTGGCGGTCGCTTCCGTGTCGGCCGCGATCGCCGGTGGCGTGATGGTCGCCCGCACCCTCTCGCCGGCATTCAAGGAAGAAACCGACGCGATTGGTGCCGCCCTCATGCGGCTCGACTTTGGTGCCGCCTGGCAGGTGATGAACATCAATCTCGCGATCGCCCTGGTACAGATGCACCAAGCGTTTGCTCAGGCATTCGACCTCGTCAAAAACACCGTCGTCGCGACGTCGCAGTTTGTTGGCGACATGTTGATCCAAGGGCTCGACCGATTCATGGGGCTATTCGGTGCCGACATCCTGACGCTGCAGGAAGGCTTTGAAAAGCTGGGCGTGTATTTCCGGGCTGCGTTCGACTGGGATTTTGCTGTGAACGGCATGAGCGACGCGCTCAAGAAGGTAGAGGCCCGCGTCGAGGAGGCCCGCCAGCGGGCGCCGACGGCTGACGCCAGGGCCGAGCAGCGCAAGCAGGAGCGAGAGAAGGCCGCCCAGGCCCGCAACGAGGAAATCAAGAAGCGGGATAGTGGGTTTGAGGACACGATCAAGCAGCTGCGAGAGGACGGCGAGCGGGCCAGAAAGCGTGCCCGCGGCGAGGACATTGCCAAGGTCAACGAAGAGCCGAAGCAGCCAGACGGCAAGCCGGTGGTGAAGAAGCTGCCGCCGGCCCCTCCGGGGGCCTTCATGCCGCCCCCAGAGGGCGAGTCGAAGAAGGACAAGGGCATCGCGTCGGCCGGTAACTGGAGCGGCGTCGGCCTGGCCATCGGCCCTGAGCTCGGGAAGCTCGAGGACCCGGCCCAGCGGACGGCGGCCGCCACGGAGCGAACTGCCGATGCCGTCGGCAGGATGGCGGGGCAGCCGCAGCCTGAGGTGGCAGCGGTTGCGATGCCTGCCGCCCCTGCCCTTGCCCCTGGAGAGTTCCAGGCCCAGCTGGACGCGATCGCGATGATGGCCGCCGATCCGAATTCGACGGCAGGCGACCTGCTTGCCCTCGGCGGCAACGCGGCTATGGCCGGCCATCAACAGGCCGCGGCGGCCGCCGCCCCGAATGTCGCAATGGACGCCGTCGCGGCCCGCGCGCCCGTTGTGCGTCAAGGGGCGGCGCAGGGGGTGCAAGCCGCGATGGAAGTGTCACAGACCGGCATCGTATTCCAGCAGGTCGGCAGCGAGATCGTTGCCGCGATCAATGCCGGAACCGAAATCTCCAAGTCGATGCTGGCGGCCCTCACCAAGATCGCTGACAAGAAGGCCCCGGAGCTTGCGTTCCAATGAGCTATGCCGTCTATGAGCTTCGCGACTCCGAAAGTGGCAGCGTCGACAACGAGCTCGAGTCGGGAGAAGTCTGGAACGTCACCAAGAAGTATCTGATCGGGCAATGCCCCGGCGGAATGGCCGAGGTGAAGGACGCTATCGCCGACTACCTGCCGCGGTATTGTGCAGCTGCATCCGGATACTGGCGCCGTAAGGGGCTCTCGATTAAGGGTGTTGGAAAGCAGTGTTTTGAGGTCGCTGGCGAATACACGACACTCGTGCCAGTGTCGGATTCGGGAGGCGGCGACGGTGGCGACAACAGCAACAGTTCGCTCGTTGCCGGCTCGATCGCGTGGGACACGACGGGTTCAACGGAGCACATCACCAGCGCTCGCGAGGAACGTGTAGTTGGCGGCAATGGGAATGAATTTTTCGAGGGTGCTATCAACCTGCA